AAACTGCGCTTGTCTTGATGCGTCAAGACCGGTTTGACCTGACGGAATAGGGGCTGCGACTTTTCGGAGCGTAGTTGCCGGTAGCGTGTGACAATCTAAGCGGCAAGACGGCCAATATGCGGCATAGGTGCCCCGTAAGGGGAGACCACAGCGAGTGACGGGGACTTTCCCCGAAGCGCTAAAGCAGGGCAGGACTGCAATGCCGTACCATCCCGGCCAGCGGGCGAGGAAGCGTAAAAAGCTAAGTATCAGGCGGCTGGTATAATTGCCAAGTTCCTGATGGCTGGTAGGAAGACGCAGCGCAGCCGGGAGCCGATAAAAAGACCTTGCGTACCATGTTTGGCTCAGGGAGATCCGGACACGCAAGATGTGTATGCCCCTCGGGGCGGGTAAAGTCTGCTATGTAAGGCCAAGGGGTGGGGGCTGGTAGCAAAATAATGTTAAGAGGTTATGCGAAATGAAAATGAAAAAGTATGTTGGCACGAAAATCATTGAGGCAGCCCCTGCTATTCGCAAGGGTGGTACGGTCTACGAGAAGGACCAGCCCATCCCCAAGAGTATGGACCCCGAGGAAGATGGCTACAAGGTCCGCTACCAGGACGGTTACGAGAGCTTTAGCCCAAAGTATGTGTTCGAGGCCGCATATCGGGAAACAGACTGCCTGAGCTTTGGCCTTGCCATTGAAGCAGCGAAGAAAGGGAAGAGAATTGCCCGTCGCGGATGGAATGGAAAGAATCAGTATGTCGAGCTTGCGGAGCGCATCAGCTATGAGAATGCTGCGCATGAGGTGATCAACGCCATTCACGAAGCTATCGGTAACAAAGCGCTTGCTTTTGTCGGCACATCCGGCGTGCAGCTCGGCTGGCTGGCATCGCAGGCGGATATGCTTGCCGATGACTGGATGCTCGTGGAGTAAATTATTACCGGTAGCAAACCAGGAGGATGGCATGGAAATCACAAAACGGCGGCTTGCCGATTGTGATTGACCGTGACGGCGTGATCGTAATCGGCCACTGCCGCGCTTTAGCGGCAAAGAAGCTGGGTATGGAAGAAGTGCCTAAAGATGGCGGTTCAACTCCGACCTCGCTGCTACAAAATGCCGTGTTGTGCAACCAGAGAAAGGAGGGGTAAAAGTGGCACGGACTGGAAGGCCGAAAAAGGTAATAAATCAAAAGCTGTTTGAGAACCTATGCGGCATCCAGTGCACGGAAGCAGAAATCTGCGGAGTGCTTGAGTGCAGCGCGGACACCCTGAATCGATGGTGCAAACGGACGTATAAAATGACTTTTGCGGACACATATAAAAGCAAGAGTCAGGTAGGAAAGTCGAGCCTGCGGAGAGCGCAGTGGAAGCTGGCCGAAAAGAACGCAAGCATGGCCATTTGGCTGGGGAAACAGTACCTTGGACAGCGCGATATTGTTGAGCTGGGCTTGCCGACGGATAACACGCAGGAGGACGCTTTGAGCGTGAGCCTGCGTGAAATGGCAGAAGGGCTGGAGAGCGATGATTAGCGCAAAGCAGAAGAAAATTCTCGCTTATCCATATTCCAAGTATGATGCGCTGATTTGCGACGGCGCTGTGCGTTCCGGCAAGACCTCCATTATGATGTGGGCGTATGTGCGCTGGGCGATGGAAAATTTCAGCGGTCAGCGTTTTGGCGTGTGCGGCAGAACGGTGGACAGCTGTACCAAGAACATCATCGTACCGTTCACGGCGATGAGCCTTGCAAAGGAACGTTATATCGTCCGCTGGCGGCGCGGTGACAAGGTAATGGAAGTGCGGCGCGGAGCCGTGACAAATTACTTTGAAGTGTTCGGCGGCAAGGACGAGGCGAGCTATACGCTGATCCAAGGCCGCACACTGGCGGGTGTGTTGCTGGACGAGGTGGTATTGATGCCACGCTCATTCGTGGAACAGGCGCTTGCACGTTGCTCCGTTGACGGCGCGCGGCTGTGGTTCTCTTGTAACCCCGGCAGCCCACACCACTGGTTCTATCAGGAGTGGATCAAGCGGAGCCGTGAGCGTAATGCACTGTATCTACACTTTGAAATGACGGACAACCCCGGCCTGAGCAAGCGCACCCTTGAACGGTACGAGAATATGTATGCCGGTATATTTTATGACCGGTATGTGCGCGGCCTGTGGGTAGCGACAGAGGGCATCGTTTATAAGGACTTCGCCAACGATACAGAAAAGTATTTGATCGGAGACCCTTTGGAGTGGGCCAAGCAAAACGGCACCAGCTTCTCAATCATTTCAATTGGCGTTGACTTCGGCGGTACAAAGTCCGCAACGAAATTTCAAGCCACCGGGATTACAAAAAATTTCCGGGTTGTGGCGTTGGAAGAAGAATACATCAAAAACGAAGAGATTGACCCGGATGCATTAAACCGGCGTTTTGCTACGTTCTGCCAGTTGATAACGTCAAAGTATGGTTACAGCCAGACACGAGCGGATAGTGCGGAAACGGTGCTTATACGAGGGTTGGATCACACGGCACAAAAACTCCGGCTGGGTACCCAAGTCAAGAACGCACTGAAAATGCAAATCACAGACAGAATTCGGCTGGTGGTGCTGCTGATGAAGCAGGGGCGGTTCAAAGTTTCCAGAAACTGCCCACATCTGATCGATGCACTGCAATCCGCTATTTATGATCCTGATAAATTTGAGGACGAGCGCTTGGATGATGGCACGTCCGACATCGACAGCTTGGATGCCTTTGAGTACAGCATTGAGCCTTATTACAAAGACCTGGAACGTGCCGGTCACATGATGGGACGGTGAAATAGTGAATATTCGCAGAGCATTAAAGGATCTTGGGTTTGACACGGTCGACAGCAAATTTTACTCTCTGATCGACCTGTGGGACGCATGGTATAAGGGAAACGTTGAAGATTTCCACAGCTATACGGTGTGGAATGGCATTGAAGAGCTGGAGTGCCACCGTTATTCGGTTGGAATGGGAAAGAAAGTCTGCGAGGATTGGGCCAACCTCCTAATGAACGAGCGAGTCAACATCACGCTTGAAGGCAAACAGGAACAGGAATTTATCGATACTGTTTTTGCCGATAACAATTGGGAGGTCAAGGCTAACGAATCGCAGGAGCGCAAAGCGGCAGTAGGAACCGTTGCGTATGTGCCGGTGATGGAAGGCATGGGAATTAACTCAGATACAGCAGAAATCATTGACTCTGGCCGCATTCACATCAACTATGTCAGCGCCGGGAACATCTACCCGCTGACGTGGGATAACGGCGTTATCCGCGAGTGTGCGTTCGCATCCACTCGAAAGGTCGATGACACAGAATATACTTACATCCAGGTGCACAGGCTGCGCAACGGCGAGTATGACATTGAGAACCATCTGTATGATGCAGAGGAAATCCCACTGGCCAGCGTGAAAGGGTTTGAGACAATTCCCCCGGTGGTTCATACCGGCAGCGACAAGCCGCAGTTTGTGATCGACCGGCTGAACATTGCAAACTCTGACGAAAACAACCCGCTTGGCGTGGCTGTGTTTGCCCACGCCATCGACCAGCTTAAGAGCGTTGACATTACCTATGATAGCTATGTGAACGAATTTGTGTTGGGCAAGAAGCGCATTGTGGTGCAACCGGAGGCAACCAAGAGCATTGACGGTCGTCCAGTGTTTGATAAGCGTGAGACCGTTTATTATGTACTTCCGGAGGACAGAGGCGGCAACGGCAACATCTTACAGCAGGTCGATATGTCGCTGCGGACAGCGGAGTTTAACACCGGTATGCAAGATATGTTGAACATCCTGTCCAGCAAGTGCGGTTTCGGTGAGAACCATTACAAATTCAATCAGGGAAGCATCGCAACTGCCACGCAGGTCATCAGCGAGAACAGCACCCTGTTTCGCACAATCAAAAAACATGAAATTGTGCTTGAGCAGGCAATTACAGAGTTGTGCCGGAGCTTGCTCCGCATGGGGAATCGGTACATGGGCGCATCCCTCAATGAGGACGTCCAGATCTCCATTGACTTTGACGATTCCATCATTGAGGACAAGGGCCAGGACTTTAATCGTGACGTGCAACTTCTTAATGCTGGCATCATGAACGATTGGGAGTTCCGTATGCGCTGGATGAATGAGGACGAGGCGACCGCAAAGGCTGCGCTGCCGAAGATGCAGGACATGACAACCGAAGGACAACAGGAGGTAGAGTAATGGGCGGCAGAGGCGGAGCTGGTGGCGGCATTGGAGCCGGAGAATTTGGGCGTGGGCGCGGTATGAGCCTTGCGCGGTTTTTGTCACAGCAGGATATTAACCGAGCAAACGCTGCGTCTGTCACTGATATGGGCGATATTATCAGGCGCACATTTGAGCGCAACGCTGCTGAAATCAATGGGCTTGAGCTGTCGGACGCTGAAAAGAAAGACGCCGTAAAGCAGATGGCAACTCTCGCAACAACGGCACTAAAAACGGCGGCAGGAGCAGTCAATCCTTATGCAAGCGGGCCTGCGCGTCTGACAACGGCGCAGAAAACAGGAAGCGCCGCAGACAGAGCTGCAAGAGCGCGCGGTGAAATGGATAGCTACATGCGGAAATTGCGTGACCAGTCCAGTAAAAACCGCAAAGCAGCAGAAAACAAGGCGTTTTCCAATGCCTTTGTAACAGCGCAAAAGTCCGGCGCGTTGGAAGTTACGGTAAACGGCAAGAAATACCGCAGAACTAACAAGCGCAGCGGTACATGGCGTCCGGTATGATTAACTTTGAAAATCTCGACAAGTTCACATTCCCCGGCGTTGGAAAGTACGACATTCCGCAGATCGAGCCGGTCAAGGCATATCCGCATGGCGAATTTATCCCTGTGAATTACCATTACACAGCAAAAGACCAGGCAAGCAAAATCGTTCATTTCTTTGTGGACGATTACCAATTCATTCGATATTGGAACACGCCGGACAAGTACATTCCGAAACTGTTGCAGTTTGCGGCGGTGTGTGCGCCGGACTTCTCCACATACACGGATATGCCGCTGGCGATGCAGATATACAACCATTACCGCAAGCATTGGTTGGCGGCATACTGGCAAATGCACGGCATGACGGTTTACCCAACGATTTCATGGAGCGACGAGCATAGCTATGATTGGTGCTTTGACGGTGAGCCTGTCGGCGGTGTGGTGGCTGTCAGCTCGGTAGGCACACAACAAAACAAGGAAAGCAAACGCCTGTTTCTGCGCGGCTACGAAGAAATGATGAAACGGCTATCCCCGGAATGGGTGATATTTTACGGCAAAGTGCCGGAAGAATGTGACTGGAACGTGATACGGGTAAAACCGCATTACGACGATATTGTGAAACGGAGGAAAGCGAAATGGGCGGAAGGGGCGGAAGCGGGAGCTTTGGTTTTGCATCAATAAATGCTACCCGATCGAAAATTGCCAACCTCAAAAAAGAACAGCTTTTCATTTTCTCTCCATCGGGCGATTTGCTCTATAAGGAGCAAGGAACAGCTCAACATACGGGATACGGAGATGCCGACTATAAAGGGAATATTGTTTTACACAACCACCCGGAGGGTGTTCTCCCTGTCCCGTCCCTGAAAGATATTGAAACGTGGCAAAAATCAGGAGCAAAAGCAATCATAATTGAAAGCCGGGATGCAACGTTTACATTATCAGGACCTCACAACAAGGGATATTATGAAACACTCGCATATAATCACAACGCCGTGCGCCGCGCCGTAAGGGAAGCGGCAAGTAAGGTATCGGCCGATTATAAGGCGGGAAAGTATAAAAGCGTGCAGGAAGCCAGAGAAGCAAGCAGAAGAGCACAAACGGAAGCGACAAATAACGCATACGCCAAGTTTGCAAAGGCTGCTGGCGTTAGGTATTCCTTTAAGTGGAAGAAAAAGTCATGAAAAAGTCATGAAAAATTATCCTTTTACTCCTGAGCTACTGGATGCGCTCCCCGAAGAGCTGGCTGAGCTGTTTCGCGACCTTGAAGATACCTTACTGGCGGAGATATGCTCCCGGCTGAAAGCTGCGGATGAACTGAACGAGGCAACGGTGCAGGACATCCGGGCGTTGCGGTCCCACGGCATCGACCTAAAGGAAATCAAGAAAGCAATCCGCGAGACTTCCGGCATCAGCAAAACTAAGCTGGACAAGCTGCTGGGAGATGTGGTCGCAAGGAACCAACAGTATTACACCGATATGATTGACCTTGCGCATATCACCCAGCCTGAGACACTGGTTGACGCTGCGGAAGTGGCGGCGATCAGGGCGCAGACACTTGATACATTCCACAATCTGACCGCATCCATGGGATTCTTGGTGGACGCTGGGCGTACGATGCTCCCACCTGCCAAAGCGTACCAATGGGCACTTGACAGCGCAACGTTGCAGGTGCAAAGCGGTGCAATCAACTACAATCAGGCGATTAAAACGGCTGTGAAGGAACTTGCGGACAGCGGTCTAAAAGTGGTTGACTACGAAAGTGGTCATCGGGATCATGTCGATGTTGCCGTGCGAAGAGCAGTAATGACCGGCGTATCTCAAATCTGCGCCAAGTATACGGAGCAATCCGCAGAATATCTGGATACACCCTATTTTGAAGTTTCGGCCCATGTTGGCGCACGAGATAAGCCGGGACCGTCACCTTGGTCATCGCATAAGGATTGGCAAGGCCACGTTTACAGCGTACGTGCTGGGGACATTTACCCGAGCATTTATGACGTTTGCGGCCTGGGCGCTGTTGACGGTCTGGAAGGGGCCAACTGCCGCCACAGGCGGTTCCCGTGGGTTGAGGGCGTGTCCGAGCGCACTTACACGGATGAACAGTTGGAACACATCGATGATGGCCATGGATGCACATTTGATGGCAAGGATTACACGGCATACGAGGCAACCCAGATGCAACGCCGCATTGAGCGGACCGTTAGAAAGCTAAAGCGCGAAAAAGCCGCCTACAAGGCCGCAGGATTGCATGAAGATGAGACTGCGGTAAACATACGCCTACGGCGGTTAAACGCTAAATACAAGGCGTTCAGCGCGGAAGCTGGCCTGCCGGAGCAACCGGAGCGGATGCGCATCTATAATGCTACTCCCATTTCAAAAAGCATAAAAAGCACCGGTAATGGCAACAGCGGTTCCCCGGGAGATCCGGTTTTGGTTGGTACTGTTGATTTTTCTGATAAAACAGCAACCATGAAAGTTTTAAGCGATGCTGAGAAAGAACTGGCTGATTTTGATTACGAAGTTAATTACTCGGTGACGAAAGATGGCAAAGTCTGGCGCGTCTCCGGGGAAGCAGCAACGGTAGACTTGTCTGCTATACCGAGCACCCTAAATGGGTCATATTCGTATCACAATCACCCGCGTGAAAAAACGCATTACTCTTTTAGTGCAGAAGACGTTGCGTTCTTTATGGACAGTAAAGAAGACCTTTCCATTGCGTCTGATGACCGATTTATATACATTATGAGACGAACAGCCAAAACCGTTGAAAAGGCTCGCGATGTGGTGTACAATCGCTTTAAGGAACTGGAACGAACGGACGTATTTGAGATGATGTGGAAAGGGCAGATAAACCCGGACGTTGATAAGTACCACGAAGTAATGAAGATTTTAAGTAAAGAGCTGGAGGTTGACTATGTACGCAAAGAAAAAAATAAATGAAAACCATCCACTCTTTAATGAGTACAAGGCAAAATGCGACGCACTTTTTCATGAATGCTGGGCTAAAGTAGATGAAGAAAGGGCAAAATACCCCGATTGGAAAGGACGAGACCACCCATCTGATTTGGCGGTATATGCAATTGAGAAAGAGTGCAACTCAAAGCTTAGAGACCTACAACGTGAATATGATTTCCTGTTTTCCGAGGTGACGGACAATGAATGATGATATCATGCGCGCTGTGGAAGCTATTCTTAAACGTGGCAATGATGCGGAGATCCGGCGCAAGGGCGACGGGTACATCGTGTTAGAGGTCAAGAAAACAATCAAATATTCAACTCCCGCGTAATTGGGCGCGGGAAAGGGCAATAGGAGCCAGCTACCGAGTTTTTCTCGGCGGTTGGCTCTTTTTCTTTCGATAAAACCCGCGAGGCACAGCGGTTTTTATACAATCTATCGCCGCGACGAACTGCGGACAAGGGAAAGGAAGATAGAACAATGGCACTTACACGTAAACTTTTGAAGGGCATGGGTCTCACCGACGAACAGGTGGATACCATCATCGAGGCGCATACGGACACCGTGGACGGCTTGAAGGCTGACGTCAGCAAATACAAGGCGGACGCGGAGAAGCTGCCCGGCATCCAAAAGCAGTTGGATGACCTCAAGGCAGCAGGTGACGGCGGCTATAAGGAAAAGTATGAAAAAGAACATTCGGATTTTGAAGCTTATAAGTCCGGCATCACCGAAAAGGAAAGCAAGGCGGCAAAGGAAAAGGCTGTCCGGGCTTACTTTGAGAGCAAAAACATCACCGGTGCAAATCTCGACCTTGCCATGCGCGGATGCGGCGAGGAAATGTCTGCATTGGAGCTGGACGGCGAGAAGATCAAGGACACCAAGAGCCTTGACGCTCTCGTAGACGGCACCTATAAGAGCCTTGTTTCTAAGCCTGCTGTCCGGCTGGACATGGGCGCACGGCTCAACGAGGGCGGAAAGCCTATGACCAAGGACGAGATTATGCAAATCACCGACAGAACTGAGCGGCGCGCTGCAATCGCCGCAAATATGGATTTGTTTAGAAAGGAAGAATAAAAATGGCTGTTGATCCTAAGCTGATTAAGAAGGAAGATCTCGCCCGTGTTCGTGAGATCGAATTTACCGAGATGTTCGGCTATTCCATCAAGAAGCTGATGGAGGCTCTGGGCGTTACTCGTAAGATCGCCAAGCAGGCCGGTACTGTGCTCAAGAGCTACAAGGCTACCGGCACTTTGGAAGACGGCGCTGTGGCTGAGGGCGAGACCATCCCCCTGAGCAAGTACAAGACCGAGGCTGTGAACTACAAGGAGATCACCTTGAAGAAGTGGCGCAAGGCCACCTCTGCCGAAGCAATCGCCGATCGCGGCTACGATCAGGCGGTTGAAATGACCACCGATGAAATGCTAAAGGATGTGCAGAAGGGCATCCGCAAGGACTTCTTCGACTTCCTCGCAACCGGTACGGGTACGGCCAGCGGTGCGACCTTCCAAGCGACCTTGGCTCAGGCATGGGGCCAGCTGCAGGTGCTGTTCGAGGATGACGAAATCGGCGCAGTGTATTTCATGAACCCGCTGGACGTTGCGGACTATCTCGCAACTGCCAACATCACCCTGCAGACCGCTTTCGGCATGACCTATGTCGAGAACTTCCTCGGTCTGGGCACTGTGATCTTGAACTCCAGCGTCCCAAAGGGCAAGATTTACGCCACTGCCAAAGACAACATCGTCCTGTACTACATCCCTGTGAACGGCGCTGATCTGGGCGAGGTGTTCAACTTCACCACCGACGCCACCGGTTATATCGGCATCCACGAGGAACCCGATTACACCAACATGACCGCATCCGATACCGTTATCAACGGCATGGTGCTGTTCGCCGAGCGCATTGACGGCGTGGTTGTCGGCACCATCACTCCGGCAGTGGGGGGCTAACCGAACTGCTGAGTGAGCCTGACCCTGAAACCCCTGTTTTCTCCGACATGACAAAAGCTCAATTGCTTGATTATGCCTGGGAAAACGGGGTGGACGGGGTCAGCAGTTCAATGCGCAAGGCTGACATAATTGCAGTATTGGAAGGGAGCTGACCCAATTGACATACGCTGATTACACATACTACTCCGGTGTCTATATGGGCACTGTAAGCAGTGGGGATTTTCCGCGTCTGGCTGTCCGGGCCAGCTCCTTCCTCGATTATTTCACGCAGAACCGAGCCAAGGACAACGTGGATCTGGATGCGGTAAAGATGTGCTGCTGTGCGCTGGTTGACAAGTATGCGGTTATCGAAGCTGCGCAGGCGCTTGCAATGAAGAACCTTGCGACTGCTGCCGCTAATGACGCAGAAGTCAAAAGTGAAACGGTGGGCGGTTATTCCCGCACACTTGCGACCGGCGGCGAATCTGCCGTTTCCGCACTGAACGCTACGGATGGAGCAAGAAAGCTGCTCGCAGAGACCTGCATGGAGTATCTCGCCCATACCGGCTTGCTGTACCGAGGGAGGGGGTGCGGATCATGTACGCTCCCCACACTGTAACGATCTACAATCCGGTCAAAGAAACCGACAAGGAGACGTTTCAGGAAACGCAAAAGCTGTATGTGACCGTACTTCGTGGCGTGATGCTGCAAGCGTCTAAGGCGGTTAACGTGCGCGAGAGCGGTCTTGCCGGGGCTGATGCAGTTGACCTCTACATCCCGTTTGGCGTGGAAGCTGTGGACGGTTTTACCGGCAAGGTGAAAGCCTATGTCGGTCCGCAGCGGTTTTACGTCGCAGAGGACAAAACCGACCTGTGGACGCTTTCTGTCAAAGGCAATGGTGGGACAACGTTTTTCATCAAAGGCGAGTTTGTGACGGACAATGAAACTGTGGCGCTGGCTCAGGACAACTGCTACACCGTGACCAAGGTTGACGAGAAAGATTTCGGCAGCGTTGATATGCAGCACTGGCAGGTCGGAGGCGTGTGATATGGCGTTGAAAATTTCCGTTCAGACGGACGGCATGGACGCTGTAAAAGAGGCCGTTTCCAATGGCTGTGATCGCGCAGAACACGTTCTGGCGGTGCAGGTCGCAAAAGATACCGCTCCGTTCGTACCTATGCTCACAGGCTCTCTAAGGACGCGTACACGGGTAACGGGAAACACGGTTGTTTATCCAGGGCCGTATGCCAGATATCTGTACTACGGCAAACTGTACGTTGATCCGCTGACCGGAAGCTCTTATGCGCGGAAGGGCGTTACGAAGGTTCCGGCAGTGCCGGAGAAGGATTTGATTTTCCACAGAACCGGGACCTGCTCCCATTGGTTCGAAGCATCCAAGGCACAGAACATGGAGAAGTGGGTGCGTGTAGCAGAAAAGGCGGTGAAGCGTGATCTCTAAAGAAAAACCTGTAATGCTGGCATCCAGCAGCGAAAAGGCAGACCTTGACCGCCTGATGCTGATTTGGGCAAACCGTTTCCCCGGTATTCCGGAGAATGTGGATCTGATCAAGTACGAGTATTTCGCGGCAAAAACGGTAGGCATGGCGCTTTCCTCCGTTCAGGGGGCCGTTATCACCAAGAAGTATATCTGCGGCGGATATCAGTCGGAGTATTCGTTCGAAATCCATTACCAGATCGCACCACCCGGCAAGAGCGACGATACACGCTTGAAGGCGGTTGAAGTGCTGAACAAATTTGCGGACTGGGCGCAGATGCAGCGACCGGACATTGGAGAGGGCAGGCGCGCCCTCCGCGTTGAGACTTCTGCGTTTGCATCGTATCTCGGCGCGACAAGCGACCAATACGAGGACTACATGGTCCCGCTAAAACTGATTTACGAGGTGAATGTATAATGGCAGATTTAACTTTTGCGACGCCCGAAGGTCAGACCATTGACCGCGAGCTTTTGATCGCGTATCTGAATACCGGCTCTAAGGAAGCTCCCACTTGGAGCGCCATCGGTAAGCGCGTGGAGGATTCCAGCGAAGAGATGGACTGGGGGCAGGAGAGCAAGCAGGACATTCTGGGCAACACCTTCACCACCATGAAGAAGCCCGTTATTTCCCAGACCTTTGATCCCATCCCTCTGGATGCCGGTGACGCTGCTGCGGTGAAGATGTGGAACCTTGCCGTCAAGGATCATGACGCGCAGGCTCTTGCCAATCAGGATATGATGATTGGACACTTCTACGCTACGTCCGGCGAGGCGAAGTTTGCCGAGCGGTATGATTCCTGTGCTATTGCCGTGACCGGCATCGGCGGTGACGGCGGCGGTACGCTCAACATCACGAGCGAGATTACTTACGGCGGCAATCGTACGCTGGGCACCATTACCAAGGATACCAGTGGCGTGACCTTTACGGCAGGGGCTTAAAAACAAAGGGGCGGGCGCAAACCCGCCCCAATTTCGGAGGCTATTATGAAAGACCTGATTTTCGATACCGGTTTAGTTACCTACAACATCAACGGCAAATGCGAATTCTCTTTTAACCCCACCGACAGCGCCTTTGTGGAAAAGCTGTTTAATGCCTTTGATATCCTCGACAAGAAGCAGGATGCATACAAGGCAGAGGTGGAAAAGACCGCCAACAAGCGGGAAGTTTTTGAAACCGCCCGGAAGATGGACGAGGAAATGCGCGAGATCATCAACGATGTGTTCGGCTTTGACATTTGCTCTGCCCTGTTTGGCGAGATGAACGTATATGCGCTGGCGGACGGCCTGCCTGTGTGGGCGAACCTGATGCTTGCCATCATGGATGAGGTTGACACCACCTTTGCCCGTGAGCAGAAAGCCACCAACCCCCGCGTGAGCAAGTATACAAAGAAGTACCATAAATGAGGTACGATCTTCCGACTGCCGTAGAGGTAAACGGCACTGAGTACCAGATACGCTCTGACTATCGCGATATCCTGACGATCATTGAGGCACTGTCTGACGCTGAGTTGTCGGAGGAAGAAAAGGCCGAGGCCATGCTTGACATTTTCTATCCAGACTTTGCGGAAATGCCGCAGAGCGACTACGAGGAAGCGATCAAGCAATGCGCAAAATTCATCAACTGCGGCGAAGAGCAGCGTGAGGAAAAGCGTGGGCCGAAGCTGATGGATTGGCAGCAGGACTTTCCCCTGATCGTTGCCCCAGTCAACCGCGTTCTGGGACAAGAAGTCAGATCTGTTGAGTATCTGCACTGGTGGACGTGGGTATCCGCGTATCAGGAAATCGGGGATTGCACCTTTGCCCAGGTTGTGGGAATCCGCAATAAAAAGGCAAAGGGGAAGAAACTGGATAAAAGCGAACAGGAGTTTTACAAGCAGAACCGGCATCTGGTTGACTTCAAGCGGCAGTATACGAAACAGGACGAGGACGTTATCAGCAAATGGATATGAAAACCGCCCTCCGGAGAGGGCGGCGCGTTAGATGTTTTTCATAGCTTTTGCAATTTCTTCCGCCTGTTGCCGCATGGCATCGGATTTGTTTTGCTCCATAGCCGAAATTACGGAGTCTCTGAAAACGCCAGGTGACTTTGTACTTGTAAACAAAAACCGATCAGATGAAGTGTCAATTTGCAATGCTCCATATTTATACTCTCGCCATGACGATTTTACAGACATACCGTTTATCTTGTTAATTGGCACATCTACTGAAATCTTTTTCGGTACTGAAACGCGAACAATGAGGCGTTTGTTTGTCAAAACAACATGGTTCATGGTCAGCCTGAAAATTTCGTATAAGACCGGGAATGCAAAGACCCAAGGGGAAAAAAACCATACGTCCTCCATTTGCATTAAAGAAGCCTTGCACACGGCAAATACAAATAAAATGCACCACGATATAAGTGGGATACATGAAAATTTGAGCGTGTCAAGAACTTCTTCGCCCGGCAAAAGAACTGCTGTTTGCTTTTTTCGCATGGAGGGCTCCATTTTCTTTGTTGGCGTCGAAAAATCCCAATCACATCTTTCGATTTTTCGCTTGTAGTATGAAATTTCTTTTCTTGAGTAGTCATAGCCTGGTAAATCGTTGATGTATTTTGCAACGAGTTTAATATCTGCGCTTGAGTAATTTGTGCATTTTTTTAAGTATGCGGAGATTTCAAAAGCTGAAAGATACACGGTTGCTACAATGTTGACGTCAATTTTATTCTCGTTTTTATCAAATAAATTACTACACATTTGTGTGACATGATCTTCCATTGATACCAACTCCTTTTATCAAGCATAACATAAAATGCATAAAAAGCAAGGGAAAGAAGGCGATTGCATGGCAGATGGCTCCATCATCATAAAGACGGACATTGATGATAAGCAGGCGCAAACGGAATTAAACAGGCTAACAAAAAAAATCGATGCGCTCAATGAAAAAATCAGCGATAAAAAACAAGAGCAGATGCCGCTGGTTGAGCAATCAAAACAATTAGGGGCTATTCTCGATGACGCAAAGGCGAAGCTGGACTACATGAAAAGCGGAGATGCGTTTTTTACATCCAGCTCTATAAAAGATCAAGAGCGAACAGTAGCATCATTACAAAAAGAATGGGATGGTGTGCAAAAAAAGGTTGAGACTATGGATGCGTCCATTGCAAAAGATACCCGAAGCCTTGAACGAATGAGTAACCGAGCAGGAGAACTTTCTGCGCAGCTTGCTGGGGCAAAAAGACATACTCAGGGAATGTCACCTGCAGCCCAAGAAGCGGCAAAGCAGATGGATAAGTTCACTAACCGCATCAAGGGCCTTGCTCGACGCGTTTTCGTTTTTACGCTCATTACAAAAGCGCTCCGTGCATTAAAAGACTATATGTGGAGTGCCATTCAAACAAATGAAAAGGCCATGAAGGCAGTTTCAAAGCTAAAAGGGGCTTTGATGATTTTGGCGCAACCCATTTTAAATGTACTTATCCCGGCATTTACTGTTTTTGTAAATGTGTTGACACGTATAGTCAATACAATTTCCGACCTTGTTTCAAAAATATTTGGGACAACGGCAGAAGCATCTGCGGAAGCTGCTGAGAATCTGTATGAAGAAAGCAGTGCAATGGATAAAACCGGGAAAGCCGCAAAGAAAACAAGTAAATCTTTAGCATCTTTTGACGAAATCAATAAGCTTTCCGGAAACGATGACAAAGCCAAAAATGGGCCGGATTTTGCAACGGGAATTAACGATCAACTTAGTGCGATCATGGAACTGTTTACCGGTGCGCTTCTTCTTGCCATCGGCGCAATTTTAACATTTTCCGGCGCTAATATTCCGGTTGGCATTACCCTAATGGCTTTAGGCGCTGCGGCAATCTGGGGCGCTGTAAAGACAGACTGGGGAGCAATCGCAAAGATGCTGCAAGGCCCAATCGGAGTTGTTACTGCAATCCTGTCAGTTGCGTTGCTTGCAATCGGCGCAATTATTTTGTTCTCCGGAGCAAACATCCCATTGGGCTTAGGATTGATGGTTGCCGGTGCAATTGGGCTTGCGTCTGTTATCGCAGCTAATTGGGATACTGTTAAAAAGATGTTGCAAGGCCCAATCGGAGCCGTTGTTGCGCTTTTGAGCTTTGCGCTACTCGTAATTGGTGCAGTGATTTTGTTTTCCGGCACGAATATCCCCCTTGGCCTTGCACTAATGGCTGTTGGTGCTGCTGGGATGGCGACGGTCATTGCGGCAAATTGGGATACGATCAAAGAGGCGTTGCAAGGGCCTGTTGGAGCAGTTGTGGGGCTGCTTTCAGGCGCATTGCTTGTATTGGGTGCAATCTTGGCGTTTAGCGGTGCAAGCGTCCCACTCGGTTTAGGATTGATGGTTGCCGGTGCAATTGGGCTTGCGACTACGGTTGCGGCGAATTGGGATACAATTAAAACCTTGTTGCAAGGTGCTATTGGCGGCGTTGTTGCCGTGGTTAGCAGCGCACTATTGGTTATCGGCGCAGTCTTAGTATTCAGCGGAGCCGCACTTCCTCTCGGAATCGGCTTGCTTATTGCCGGTGCTGCCGGTCTTGCGGCAACGGTGATTGCAAACTGGGATACAATAACAAATCTGCTGGGTGGACCCATCGGAGCAATTACGGCTATGATAAGCGGCGCTTTGCTTGTCTTGGGCGTAATCCTTGTGTTTACCGGAGTTGGTATCCCTCTCGGTTTGGGAATGATCGTAACCGGAGCGGCTGGACTTGGCTCTGTGGTGGCACTCAACTGGGACTATCTGAAAGAAAAATTAAGCGAAACGTGGGAAGGTATCAAAGCCTGGTGGCAATCAAGTGTTGCAAAGTATTTCACCGTTGAATATTGGCAAGACCTTGGAAAAAACATTATTGATGGGTTGCTCAATGGTTTGAAGTCAGCGTTTGAAAGCGTGAAATCTTGGGCTTCTAATGCAATGAGGAGCATCAAAAATGCATTTACAGGCGGCGGTAACGTCCGCACACCTGCCATCAATTCCGCATCCGTTCCGCGTTTGGCGACCGGCGCAGTTATTCCCCCGAACCGTGAGTTTTTAGCGGTACTGGGTGACCAGAAGCAGGGGAACAATATTGAAGCCCCTGAATCTGCTATCGAGGCAGCGGTGGCCCGTGGCATGTCGCAGTATGGCGGTGGCAATCAGACGGCAATCCTTAAAATCGGCGAACAGGAATTGGGCCGCATTATCTTCAAGCTGAACAAGGACCAGACGCAGCGCGTCGGTATTAAAGTGACCTAAAGGCGGTGTATATGAATTACATCAAAATTAACGGGACTTCATTTGATGTGAATGTCGCGATCTCCAAGTACAACGAAAATTTCAGCGTTCTCGATGGGGAGAACGCTGGGAGATCGAAAGACACAGGCCGGATGATCCGCGATGTTCTGGGGACGTACATCGGGCATAAGGTGACTGTTTTCCGCAGAGGGAACGATTACAGAAGCTATGATGCGTTCTGGAACTATCTCAAAGCCCATTCCATTGACGATTCCGTTTTGCTTGAAGCTGCGGACGGCAACACAACTATTTCCTATCGCGCATACTACACCAGCGCATCGCACGATATTGAAAAAGTTGAAAACGGGATCAATTATTGGGGAGAAATTGAAATCCATTTCATCCCAATCGCACCGCAAATCACGCGGTAAGGAGGGCGTATGGATTATATCATGATCGGCCCCTACCAGTTCGACCGGGATGCATCTAAGGATGATATGCGCTTAGACTACTGCTCATCTTTTCAAGAAGTTGCATTGGATGAAAGCAGCCTTTCGTTCGATACGGTCAGCGTAGAGGTTTGCACTAAAACAATAGGCGCACAGCTTTCTGCACTCCCCAATAACACTCCCATCATTGTTTACAGAGGCGGCGAAATCAAAGCAAGATTTGTAAGCAGCGGCGTTTCCCGTATCGGGCCTGTCACTTATCAGCTTACAGGGCGGTCCCCTATGGGCGCACTTACCGGAATGGTGCACACCGGCGGCATTTATACTGGCGAGACCGTGGAAGAGGTTGTAAAAGAAATCTGCGGCAACATCCCTTCGCTGATAAAAAGTGTATATGCCGGAGTTAAACTTTATGGCTGGCTTCCTTATGCGGATGGGAAAGAACGCTCTGCACGAGACAACCTCGCACAAGTGCTTTTCGCCATTGGGGCTTATCTCCGCACAGACCTAAACGGTGTTTTGAGAATTGAACCCTTGTGGGACGGTACGGCATCCTTGATTGATGTCGACCGATCTTACACTGGGGGAACCGTGAAATACGATTCACCCATCTCTGCCGTGACGGTAACGGAGCATCAATACGTTGCGGGAACGGAGGTAAAGGAGCTATTCTCCGGCACGGCGCAGAATGGCGATATCATCACATTCTCCGAGCCGATGCACTCCCTCTCTGCGACTGGCTTCACAATCTTGGAAAGCGGCGCAAACTACGCCAAGATCTCCGCTGGCACTGGTGCACTGACTGGCAAGGCGTATATCCACAACACCCGCCTAATCACGCAGCCTGTGACGGCAGGCGCGGCGGAAAATGTAAAGTCTGTTACGGATGCTACGCTGGTATCTCTGGTGAATTCCTATGCCGTGGCGAAGCGTCTTGCAGACTATTACCGATGCCGCGAAACCATCACCAATGACATTGTAAGCGGGCATGAGAAACCGGGCCACGTGGTAAGCGTGTACCATCCGTATGACAAAAAAATGGTTTCTGCATGCATCCAATCTCTGGACACCACCATGAGCGCGACGCTTAAAAGCAGCATGGATGCATTGGTCGGCTTCACCCCCGCGCAGCCGGAGGCGGCGGAGTATCTGGACAAGCGGGTAGTCCTCACCGGCTCCGGCAAGTTCAATATCCCGGAAGGCACCACAACGATCCATTATGTGATGATCTCCGCCGGACAGGGTGGCTACTGCGGCGAAAAGGGCGAACCCAGCGGAACAGCGCCGCATTTTACCCATAAAAATGAGCAGTGGGGAGACACAATAACAGGCTACGCGATGGGGCTGGGCGGCAAGGGCGGCCCAGGCGGCAAGGGCGGAATGGGCGGCAGGATCGTCGAGGGCGATCTCGACGTGTCCCAGCTGAAAAGCCTTGCTTATGCCTGCGGAAAAAGCGGCAAGGGCGCCGAATTCAGCCCGGACGATCTTCCCGGTACGGACGGCACGGATACGGTGTTCCACGGCATGACTACGGCGGGCGCGTCTGCCCCCGATTTGGGCTTCACGGATCCCATCACCGGCGAGCAGTTCGGCGGCGTCGGTGAGGACGGCCTTCCTGGCGGAAACGGCGCCGGACGTGATCCGTCTGTGAGTGAGTACACAGATGATAGCGTTCAGCAATACGTCAATGGCACGGTTGCTTATGACGAGGACGGGAACGCTTTTACCCCCGGCCCTGTGGCCGGCAGCGATGGGAAAGTCAGCATGACCAGAATCGCATCAACAAGCACACCGCGCAGTTTCGGCTGGTACAGTTCCGGTCTGGGCGGCGGCCCGGCGGCGGGAGCCAACGGCAAAGCCGGATCCTCCGGACGCGGCCTGCCGGGCGAGACAACCGTTGATGTGACCGGCGGCTCCGGTGCGGACGGCATGACGGCCACGCTCACCCCCTCCGAGCCGAGGCGGTACGGCAGGGGCGGACGCGGCGGCTACGGAGGCGGCGGCGCTGGCTCCGGCGGCATTGCGGTTAAAAACGGAAGCGGTACAACAACTGCCGGAACACTCGGCGCAGGCGGTTTAGGCGGCCCGGGCGGCCCAAGCGCGGACGGCTGTGTTATTTTGTACTACCGCAAATTCGGGCAAGCAAAAGCAGGGCCGCTGGTCCAGCGTGGCGGCGGGCTGTTTTTTGACCGCTTGAACAAACTTTTTATCGTGTGAGGTGTGAAACATGACGCTTGAACAGAGAGTCGCAGTCTTGGAGGAGATCTTCGCTAAGCTGCAAGACTACTACACATCCGCCTACTCCGGCGAGGAGATCGACGCGCGGCTGGCCTCCGCCGGTGTGCCTATCGGTATCACCAAGGAGTACAAGAGCGTGACCGAGATGAACCAGGACTTCACCGGTACGGACGTCCAGCGCGGCCAGTTTGTCCTGATCCTGCCGGACAGCACGTCCTCCGCGGACTACGGCAAGGTGTACCTCAAAGGCACGGCCAACTGGGTGTATGCCTTTACCCTCACCACGCTTACCTCCATCAAAGGCCCCATTGGCCCTCCCGGCAAAAAGGGCGACCAGGGCGATCCCGGCGAGGCCGGTTCCAGCTTTGCCATTCTGGGCTATTTTGATACGCTGGACGCCCTCAAGGCAGCCGTCCCCAATCCAAAGGCCGGTGACGTGTACGGCGTGGGTACCGCACCTCCGTACAACATCTACATCTGGGATTCCGTCCACGGCAAGTGGGTACCCAACGGCAACCTGCAAGGCCCGCAGGGCAAGCAGGGCATCCAAGGCCCTGAGGGAAAGCAGGGGCCGGAGGGCAAGCAAGGCCCGGAAGGCCCCGTGGGCGGCTCCAGCAACTTCGTTCGCTATGATGCCGCACAGGAGCTCACTAATGAGCAGAAAACACAGGCCCGAGAGAACATTGGTGCGGGCACCGTGCAGAGTGCAGTGCTTTATACACCGCAAAATCTTACTAGTGCACAGCAACAGCAGGCGAGAGAAAATATTTATGCTGCGCCAGCAGATAAGTTCCCATACTTTAATGTTTCCACTGGGACTACTGTGGAAAAAACATTCGAGATACCAAACTCTTGGAGGACATATCTTGTTATCTCAACTTATTACGAGAAGCTCGGTATATGGATGGTATTGCCAAATGGTCAAGTAGTCATTCCTGTGATTGCGAATTCTGCAGTTACGATAACTTGTGAAACTGGTAAAATCCATGTGAAGGGCGCGCAAGTTATCACAATAATTTATCTCGGAAATTCTTGACCTGCTTAACTTAGGTGACGGTTTAGCTTTGGCGAATGGAAAATGGAAGTGGCTGATTCGATGAACTTTTGCGTGTGCTGCGGAGCTATTATCCCGGAAGGTCGTCAGGTGTGCCCAATTTGTGAGCGAAAATGGCCTGAATTTTAACCTGCACGAAAGCAAGTCGGACTTTGATTTGCACGAAAGCAAGTCGGAGCTCTGACACTGACGCGGACAAGCTCTGTGCGTCAGGAGCCTAAAAAACCAATTGAACCCGGTTGAATTTCAACCGAAAAATTTGAAAGGGGTATACATTATGGAAAAGAAGTTTGCCGAGATCATCAACGAGGGCTGTAAGAGCGGCAAGACCATCGAGGCTATCAATGCCGAGCTGAAGGAGGCTGGTGCCAACTTCCACCTGAATTCTGACGGCGGCGTGGCCGGTTGGAGCGAAAAGGAGATGGCCGAGGGCTTTATCCCTGCCGAGGATGACGGCACGGACGGCATCTACAAGATCGCCAGCGACGGCAAGCCCGTCCGCTTTTCCCACAAGGCACTGGGCGGTGGGGTATACAGCACCGCCATCCCCGTGATGGATCGGGACGAAAGCCGCGCCGGTACTGTCATTACCGTTGACAGCTGGCAGCTCACTTACGACGAGCGCGGCTACTGCCGTGAGCGTGGCCGGGTGTGACCACCGAAAGGAGGTACACTATGAACGCTTTGCACATCAAAAACACGGTGTTGGCGGTGCTGGCTGCGGCTGGCTCTGCCATCGCGCAGGCTCTGGGGGGCTGGGATATGGCGCTGAAAGTGCTGATCTGTTTTATGGTGCTGGACTACGCCACCGGCTGGATGGTAGCGGCCATCTGGCATAAGTCCAGCAAGAGCGGCACCGGGGCGTTGAGTTCCGACGCCGGGTTCAAGGGGCTGGCGAAGAAGTGCGTCATGCTGGCGCTGGTATGGATGGGGGCATTATTGGATCAGGCCACATCCAGCGATTTTGTACGGGACGCGGTGTGTATGTTCTTCATCGCCAACGAGGGATTGTCGATTTTGGAGAATACGGCAGTAATGGGGGTCCCCTACCCCGCATTTGTTAAGAATATGTTGGATGCCATTCGTCAGGCCAGCGATCAGGGGAAACAGAATTCGGAGGCTCACACATGAGCACGAGAGCGGGCACCGTCCCGCTCTCCGATCTCCAATTTTTGAAGATCTATTTCAATAAGCGGCGTCTCCGCTCCACCACGGCCAACTTGAAAAAGATGCTGGCGGAGGCGGGCGGGGACGCTATCTGCAATGGCTCCATTTTCCTGCGGAACCAGACACCGGCCTGCCATTTGAAGGCAGACGGCAAGGTCCGCAAGGCCCCCAATTACCGGGCGTGGGCCATCAGCTGGGACACCCCGGCGGACTTCGGCGTGAAAACCGTGCCCAACGGGGACCGGAATTATATGGAGTGCGTCCACCTCATCATCGGCGGGAAGAAGATCAACCCCGTCACCTGCGGAGCAGATATGCGCTACCGTGCGCCACGAACGGCCATCGGCACCAAGAACGGGCGGTTCGCCTATTATGTGAGCAAGGACCGGCGGTCGCCGGAACAGCTTCGTGACCTGCTGGCATCTTCCGGTTGGGACGACGCCATTATGATGGACGGCGGCGGGTCTACCTGCTTCATGGATTCGACAGGCAAGGGCTTTACCGGGGACGGGCGGGTGATCCCGTTCTTCCTCGTGTGGAAAAAGAAAAGTGGGGATGCGTGTGAGCCGAAAGGAGAGAAACCAATGGTAGAGATCAACGCCTATTCCAAGGCGAAGGACGGCGATAAGAAGCTGTCCACAAACTTTAAAGTGAAAGAATTTGCCAGCAAGGACGGCTCCGATGCCGTGCTGGTAGCGCCTCGGTTGGTAATGGTCTTGCAGAGCCTCCGCAGTCACTTTTGCGCGGCTGTGACTATCAACAGCGGGTATCGGACGCCCCAGTACAATACCAAGGTGGGCGGCGTGACGGACAGCCAGCACTGCTACGGCACGGCGGCTGACATTGTGGTACGGGGCAAGACCCCGGCGCAGGTGGCGGCTTATGCGCGGCAGCTCATGCCCGACTGGGGCGGCGTGGGGGTTTATGACAGCTTTTGCCATATCGACGTGAGAGAGGCCAAGGCAGACTGGAAAGGATAAAACCGAAAGGAGGGCCAGAAGATGGCAACATCCACGCGGAAACGCGCTCTGCAAGTCTGGGGAACCCATGGAAAAAACAAACCGAGAGATCCGGGCGCTGTTGTCATCCATGGCCCCGGCCCGGGCGGCGCAGGCCGTCCGGCTGGTAGGCCTCCCGCCTGACGAGGAAACAGCGGTGCTGGCGGTGGACGTCCACGGCCAGAGCTGCCTACAGGCGGCGGCGCTGCTCCACGTCAGCGTGGACGGGTTGGCCAAGATCCGGCGGCGTGCTTACGCCAAGATCGCGATTCGGACACGGCTTTTCTTTGGGCAGTTTGAGGGCAGAATACAGGCAGTTTCCGGGCAGTTTGGCTGTCCGGATTTTTTGTATCATATACGTGTAAAGGAGGCGCACACAATGTACGAGCGGCTTTTGGCCTGCGGGTATCCGGCGGAGTTGGCGCGAGATATTGTTGCGCAGACCGATCCGGCAGAGCTGGAACGCTGTGTGCGCATGATCGAGCTGCTCTACGATGACCGGAGGGAATATGTATAACCATTTCAACCCCAACCCCTGCGGGAAAAATGTAGGGGACTGCACCGTGCGGGCAATCGTAAAGGCTACCGGCAAGGATTGGGGCGAAATTTATTTGCGGCTCTGTATCCAAGGGTATCTGGATGGTGATATGCCATCGGCAAACGCTTGCTGGGGGCGGTATCTCCGCAGTATCGGATACCGGCGGTACATTGCGCCGGACACCTGCCCAGACTGCTACACGGTTGGGCAATTTGCGGAGGATCACCCAAAAGGCACCTATATTCTGGCTCTATCCGGCCATGTGGTCTGCGTCTGCGACGGCATGATCTGGGACAGCTGGGACAGCAGCAACGAGAACATCTTGTATTACTGGGTCAAGGAGGATGACTAAAATGGCTTACACACCTTACGGATGGCAAAACCCTTATTACGCACAGCCCATGCCGGATAATCTGGCACAACTCCGTCAACAGCAGATGCCTCCAATGATGGCACCGCAGCCCCCCCAGAATCCGGTGGCGCAGAGCGGCGTGCAGTGGGTCAGCGGCGAACAGGAGGCCCGAAACTGGATGCTCGCGCCCAACGCCGCTGTGGCGTTGTGGGATAGCTCCGCGCCTACGGTGTACCTCAAAAAGGCAGATGCCAGCGGTAAACCCTCACTTACGATCTACGACCTCGTAGAACGCGCAGAAACGCCCCGTACAGCGCCCACGGAAGACCCGGTGAAGTTTGTCACCCGGGAAGAATTTGACGCACTGGCGGCGGTTGTGGACGGCATGAAGGGTAAAAAGAAGGCGAAGGAGGCTGACGCTGATGGCTAACCCCTTTTTTGACGCTTTAGGTGGCGGGAACACGCCAGTAGGCCGGTTTCAAAAGATGATGCAGCAATTCAACCAGTTCCGGTCCTCTTTTCAGGGGGACCCGAAGGCGGAGGTCGAGAAACTTTTGCAGTCCGGCAGAATGAACCAGCAGCAGTTGAACCATCTACAAGAAATGGCGAAGCAATTTCAAAGTTTGCTTAAATAAGCAAACAAAAAGCAAAATTTAAGCAAGCGTCTAAGCAAGGTGTCTGCAAAATTATTAGGTTAATCAACATCGTGGCCACGATTTGATAATAAAAAACTGAAAGGAGTTTTTCTATGTCTCTTTCCTCTGACGGCGCTCCTATGCTGACAATGCCTGTGGCCCCCACCAATGCTGGCGGTAATGGCGGTTTCGGCTGGGGCGACAACGGCGCTCTGTGGCTCATTGTCCTGTTCCTGTTTATCTTTGCGGGTGGCTGGGGCAATGGCTTTGGCAACAATGCTGGCAATTCCGGCGGCGTGGTCGACGGCTATGTGCTGACCTCTGACTTTGCCAATGTCGAGCGCAAAATCGACAGTGTAAATCAGGGCCTTTGCGACGGATTTTACCAGCAGGCGCAGCTTGTCAACGGCACCAACATGGCGATGGCAAACGGCTTCGGACAGGCCGAGCTTTCCCGCGCTAACCAGCAGGCGGCTCTCATGCAGCAGTTGACTGCCATGCAGATGCAGGCCGCTGAGTGCTGCTGCAACACCCAGCGCAGCATTGAGGGCGTGCGCTATGACATGGCCGCTCAGGCTTGCGATACCCGGAACACGGTGCAGAACGCCACCCGGGACATTATCGACAATGCCAACAGCAACAGCCGCGCGATCCTCGATTTCCTGACCCAGAGCAAGTTGCAGGATCTCCAGAGCGAGAACCAGGGCTTGAAGCTGGCCGCATCTCAGGCAGCACAGAACAGCTATCTGGTATCCCAGCTGCGTCCCTCTCCTATTCCGGCCTACACGGTGCAAAACCCCTATTGCTGCAACCAGTTTGCCGGATGCGGTTGCTGACAACTGCATAGCGTAGCTTTTTGTTGGCGATGTTTTGTTGACGTCAACAAAATGGTCGGCCCCATGCCGATACTGATGACAAAGCGGCGGGGCAGTAGCCCTGCCGCTGATTTTATGAAAGGAGATTTCTATGCCTGAATACACTGCCATTGCCGCACAGACCGTAGCGGCAAACCAGAACGTGCTTTTTACGGAAGCACCGATCCCCTGCACTAAGGGCCTTGTGACGCACCGCGCAGGTTCCGGCCTGTTTAACCTCCGTGGTAACTGCTCCCAGTGCCGCGTCCGCTATAAGGTGGACTTTATCGGCAATATTGCCGTAAGCACCGGCGGGACCCCCGGCCCCATCTCCGTTGCCATTGCGGTTGACGGTGAGCCGCTCCCGTCCTCCGTTGCGACGGTGACGCCCACGGTTGCAGGGGCATTTTTTAACGTGGCTGCATCCGAGTACGTTGACGTTACAAAGGGCTGCTGCGCGTCGCTGTCCATCCGCAACGTTAGTGGCGAGGCCATTGACGTGAGCAATGCGAACCTTATCATTACCAGAGTTTGCTGAGAAAGGAGAACACAATGGGAATGAAATCTATGTATGAACTGCGGGATATGCTCTGCAAGGAACTTGACGAGCTGATCCGCAAGGGCGAGCTGGGGGCTGGCGATCTGGACATCGCCCACAAACTCACGGATACCATCAAGAACATCGACAAGATCGAGGCGATGGACGAGAGAGGCTATTCCGGGCGCTATCTGGACGATGATATGCGCGGCTACAGCCGTGGCAGCTCCTATGCCCGGAGGCATTACGTCCGAGGTCATTACAGCCGCACGGACGCCGCCGAGCATCTGCGTAGCCAGATCAACGATATGATGCGTGAAACCGACGATGACCGCATCAAGGATGCCCTGCGCCGTGCAATGGGCATGATGGAGGAATAAGGGGGTAGGCCCCAATGATTGACGAGCGAGAATTGGCGCTATGGATCAAGCGGTTAGAAACAGAAGAGTCCAGCTGGGCGAACTATGAAAAGCTGGCGGCGCTGTATACCATCCAAAACCAGACCCGGGAGCCGGTGAGGGAATCTCGCATAATCGAGGCGTATTCTGAGGCCCCCGCGCCTGACAGCGATTTCCTCCGAGCGGTATCTAACGTTGACCCAGCCCGTGCGTGGGAGGTCATGGACGAGCTGATGGACAGCTTGAAAGTGGTCAACGAGCGGGTTTATAATAGCGTCATGCGGAAATTGGAAAGCTAAACTTAAACCCCTCGGCAAATGCCGGGGGGTTAGTTATATTTTAATGTAGGTGTT